CGGCTCGAACTACGAGCGCGGGTTCCTCAAGTGGAGCACGAACGTGCTGGAGATCGGCACGGAGGCGGCGGGGACGGGAACCGCGCGAAGCACGTCCCTGACCGACTCGGTGATCCTCATGTCCAACCTTCCGACGTCCGACCCGACCAACGCCGGGCAACTGTGGAACGACTCCGGCACCCTCAAGGTGAGCAGCGGATGACCCTCACCGACCACTTCACCCTCAGACTCCGAGACACCTTCGCCGGGCACTTCAAACGAGACGTGTACCAGTTCTGGCGGCACAAGACCGCGCGTTGATGTCAGCTCGAACCAAAGCAGCCACAACCCAAGCCACACTCCGACGCGGAACGCGGGACATCTTCACCGACACGTTCGTCGACACGTTCGGAGTACCCACCGAACTCACCCGACCCGCAGGCGACACCAGCCAACGGTCACAACGAGCAACCCGCACCACCACCCGCCAGGCAAAAACAGCCGGCACCCGAACCACCGGGAGGCTCAAATGACCCGCATCCTCACAAACCAACAAACCACCATCACCCTCACCACCTACAACACCAGCGGCACCCAAACCGACCTCGGCACCTTCACCATCGGCATCACCGACGGCAACGGCGACACCATCACCTCCAGCGGCACCGCAGTCACCGACAACAACGACGGCACCTACGACTACACACTCTCGGCACAACCCAACGTCAACCTCCTCACCGCCACCTGGACCGAAGACTCCGGGCAGCCCATCTACACCACCCACACCGAAATCGTCGGCGGGTTCCTATTCGACGAGAACCAAGCCCGCAACTGGGGCGTCAAAGACGACTCCAACAACATACCCCTCAACTCCGAATCCGAATACTCCGACACCCGCATCGCCGAAGAACGAAACCGCATCACCGACGAACTCGAACAATGGACCGGCAGATCGTGGATCCCCCGCTACTGCCGCATCGAAGCGTCCGGAACCGGCACACCCGAACTTCCGCTCGTCGACGGCATCCCGCGACTGTCCACCGGGCTCCGCCTCCACCGGCCAGGCCGACTCCGAGACGTCAGCCAACTCCTCTCCGTCACCGTCGACGGCGCCACCGTCTCCACCAGCGACGTCCAAATCGACTCCGACCGGGCGCTGCTCATCCGGGACTCCGGCAACTGGAACCGACCCCAACAGTCCAACCGGCACAACGTCACCGTCGAATACGAATACGGGTTGCCGTACCTGCTGGACGGGGTGGACCGCATCGCCCTCGACCTGCTCCTCGACCGGCTCGTCCCGTCCGCCTACCCGCGGTCGGCGCTGTCCGTCGATTCAGAGTTCGGCACCGTCCGGTTCGTCACCGAAGGCGGCACCCAGAAGAACGTGTCGCGGCTGCCGCACGTCAACCAGTGGGTCCGTGACCACGACCACCGGATGCCGTTCTAATGGCAACCTCCGCTGTGCGGGCCGTCCTGGTCGCCCTCGAATCCGCCATCGATTCGCAGCTGTCCACCGACGGGGTGACCGGTGTCGCCACCCACCGGTACGAACCGACCGGCGACGAACGCACCCGCACCGACTGGGTCGCGTTCCTGTCGGTCAGCTTCGAGCAGGAACCAATGACCCAAGGCGGCACCGCCGGTATCCGCATGGAAACCCTCACCGTCGACGCCGAAGTGCGGGCGTACAAGTCCGGCGGGACGCTCGACGACAAGGACGACGCCCTCAACCGGGCCGAAACCATCTTCGCTTCCGTCGAAACCGCCGTCCGTGACGACCCGAACCTGGACTCGTCAAACGGGATCTTCAACGTCGAGGTCGCTCGGGGGGAGACGACGGTGACCGCCGACGACCAGGGCGCCTACTGCGTCCTCGAGTTCGAAGTCGAAGCCGAAGCCCACCTCTAACCCCCGGGGGGAAACCAGCTATGACGACCAGTCAGCCGTCCGCGCCCAAGAAGGCTCGTTTCCGGGCTGTCGTCGGTGTCGACCTGGCCGACGGCACCCGCGTCGAAGCAGGCGACCTCGTACCGAAAGACGTCGACGTGCCCGAGTGGATGGTCTCCACCGGCAAGGTCGAGAAGGAGTAGCCGATGGCGAACGTACACGGCAAATCGACCGTCGTCCTGGGAGACGACGTCGCCCTCACCGGCGACCTCACCACCGTCGCCACGTCGAAGCAGATGCAAACCCCCGATGTCACCACGTTCGGCAACGACGACCGAGTGTTCCTCGCCGGACTCACCGAAGGCTCCATCCAAATCGACGGGGTGTACGACAACGCCACCGGCGGCTCCGACGAAGAACTCGACGCTGCCCTCGCCGCCGCGTCGGGAAAGATCCTCACCGTTGGATACGGCGGCCTGTCCATCGGTACCCGCTGTTCGATGCTGCAAGCCCGCGAGGTGTCGTACAACCTTCGGGCGGCGGTGAACGACGCGGTGCGGGTCACCGCCAGTTTCACCGGCGACGGCGCCGTGCTGGGCGGCGTGTCGCTCCACGACCTCGAACAGGAAACCTCCACGGGCGCGTTCTCGAGCCACGACAACAGTTCGTCGACCAGCCTCGGCGGTGTCGGCCAGCTGCACGTCACCGCCTTCAACGGCACCGATGTGACCATCAAGATTCAGGACTCGGCCGACGACTCGAACTGGGCGGACCTCATCACGTTCTCGTCGGTGACGGGCACCACCCAGGAGCGGGCGTCGGTGACGGGAACCGTCAACCGGTACCTCCGAGCGAACGTCACGGGCGGCACGTTCACCAGCGTCACGTTCGCTGTGTCGTTCGGTCGGCTGCTCCGCTAAACCCGAAAGGTTGGCCCGGAGGGCGCTGCAACGCCGCTCCGGGCCGTCACGCGCACAACGAGACCCCTAGCCAAAGGAGACTGCCATGGCGCTCGCTCATGGTAAGGACGCGACGCTCAGCATCGACGGAACCGACATTTCGGCGTACACCGACAACGTGTCGTTCAGTCGGGACGTTGACACTGCTGAGACGACTGCGTTCGGTGACGACGACAAGACCTACATCGCCGGCCTTGAGGGGGCGACGATGAACTGCTCCGGCAGCTACGACAACGGTGGTTCCGCTTCGGATGCGACGCTGCATGGCGCGTTCGATGGTGCTTCGGTTGCTTGGTCGTACAGCCCGGATGGTGGCACGGTCACGTATTCGGGTAACGCGTTCATCACGAATTACACGGTGAACGCTCCGGTGGGTGACAAGGTGTCGTGGTCGGCGTCGCTGATCGTGACTGGGGCTGTGTCCCGCGCCTGATGGCGAAGTCCGGAAGTTGCCGAAGGAGTACCGCGACGAGCTCAAGCATCTCCATAAGGAGGTGGCGTCCATCGTCGCCGACGAAGCGGAACAGCGGGTGCCCGTGCAGTCTGGACGCCTCAAAGGGTCTATCCGACCGTTGGGGTCTCAGAAGCAGGGCCGCGTCGCTGCCGGTAAGAAGTCGGTGCCGTACGCCGGGCCGATCCACTTTGGTTGGCCCCGCAGGAACATCACGCCGCAGCCGTTCCTCACCGACGCGCTGGACCGACGCAAGAACGAAGTGTTGGACACCTGGCTCGACCTGCAGGAACAGCTCATCGACAAGGTCTGGTCGGGTATCCCCGGCCAGTTCAGGAGGTAAGCGGCGGTGCTGCTCGAAATCGACGGTGAACGAGTTGATGTGGACGTGTCGCTCGACAGGTTCACACTGCGGGAACAAGTGGCGTTCCAGAGGCGCCTCGGCGACAGGTTCACACTGCGGGAACAAGTGGCGTTCCAGAGGCGCCTCGGCCACGAACGGTACACACAGTGGGTGCAGGCTGGTGCGCCGCTGTGGGAACCGGACGTGATCGAGGCGTTGTTGTTCGTTGCGGTGAAGCGGGAACGTCCCGACGTGGACCCGGACAACATCGACATCGACATGGCGACACTCGTCGAGTCCATCACTGAAGGCGACGGGGGCGGCGGGGAAAACCCTACGAGCGGCGAGTAGTCGAACTCTGGGTGGAGTCCGACGTGCTCGCCGTCCTACCAACGTTCGCCCGTTTGTACGGGTTGTCGCCGTCTGACGTTTGGGGCATGACCCCCGGTGAGGCGTCGTCGTTCCTGGCGGATTTGGAGCGCCGCACCGACGCCGGCGAGTTGACCCGATTGGAGGGAGGCACCGATGGCGCGTCGTAGCAGCATCATCCGGGTTTCCGTCGTTGGTGAAGCCGACCAGTTGAAGCGGGCGTTCGACGACGCGGAGCGGCGCAGCCAGTCGTTCACTCAGAAGATGGACCGCATCGGCAAGACGCTGACTACTCGGGTGACGGTGCCGTTGGGGCTGGCCGGTGGAGCGGCGATCAAGATGGCGTCCGACCTTGAGCAGTCGGTGGGTGCGGTGGAGTCGGTGTTCGGCGACGCGTCGCAGACGATCACCGATTTCGGTGATACCGCCGCCGAGTCGTTCGGGTTGTCCCGCCGGGAGGTGAACGAGACGGCGGCTGTGCTGGGTGCGCAGTTGCAGTCGATGGGTTTCGAGTCTGATAAGGCCGCTGAGCGGGTGGTGGGGTTGCAGGAGCGGGCGGCGGATATGGCTGCCACGTTCGGCGGTTCGACCCGTGAGGCGTTGGATGCGATCGCGTCGCTGCTTCGGGGGGAGCGTGACCCGATCGAGAAGTACGGTGTCGCGATCAAGCAAGGCTCAGGCGGCGTTGCAGTTGTTGTTTGAGCAGACGGCGGATATTGAGGGGCAGTTCGCGTCGGAGGCGGATACGACGGCGGGGGCGTTGGCTCGGCAGCGGGCGCAGGTTGAGAATCTTGCCGCTGAGTTCGGTACGAAGTTGTTGCCGGTGGCGACTCGAGTGTTGGACACGTCCGGCGACCTGTTGGACGTGTTCAACGACATGCCGGACGAGATCCAGAACGTCACGTTGGCTGTCGGCGGTTTGGCGGTCGCTGCCGGGCCACTAATGAAACTGTTTTCGGGTATCGCCACGGTGTTCGGCACCGTCGCTGGTAAGGCGTCGGCGTTGGCTGCTGCAACCGTTGGGTTGACCGCCGCCGAACAGAAGTTGGGGGCGGAGTCGGCGCATACCGGCGGTCAGGCGGTGTTGCTTGGCGCCCGCTTCGGTGAGCTCATCGTCAAAACGTTTGACCTTCAGGAGGCGACGGAGGAGGCGACGGAGGCCACTGAGGACATGGTTGGGGCGTCGCGTCCGGCTATCGAGATGGCGTCCCGTTACGGCGAACTCACCCAGGAGAACGTTGAGGCGATGGGCGAGTTCGGTGATGTCACGGTCATCACCAAGGACAAGATGCAAAAGTGGCGGGAGGAGGTCGGGCGGGTCACCGACAAGGCGCACCTCGC